TTTTATCCTAGCCCAGATTTTTCGCATCTCCGCTATGTTTCTATCGTCTGGGAGTCTTTCTCCTTGCGTGTAGAACATGCAGTATGCGAACACACCGGGTATGTACTCTGGGACTAGCATGTGTCTTTCGGGTGCCCTCAAAGGTCTGCCAGCACGTTTGGTTCTTATCATGCTCAGTGGTTGTCCATCTGGTCTTGTAAGAGGAGCTGCTAGTTCTTCGTCTCCTACTTTGTGTATTCTGTACCTCTCGTCGGAGTGTAGGTGTATGCACTTGTCCCTAAGGGCGTATGCCACCCACAGTTCGTCGTTATTGTCTGATGGTAAAGGCAACTCGGACACGATCTGCATAGCCTGTCTTGAGATCGTCCAACAGAATCCCCACGGAACCACAACCTGCCCACCATCTCCAATTATGTTACCGACAAAATCGTGGAGGTCAAAACCTGATGTTAGAAACTTTTCTGGAAGTAGCAGTACATCATCATCGCACTTCAACATGAAGTCGTACTCTCGTTCTACAGCCCAACGCGCAATGCTGCGGACTTTTTCAGGCAAGCCTGAGTATCCGTCTTCGCAGTCTAGAAATACCTCATCAGGAAGCGGCCCTCTAGTCGCCCCTCTACCTCTGAATACTCTGTAATGTAGTCCTGTTGGTATACGTGGAATCCACGTCTCTCTTTGCACGTCCGTGTAGTGTTGCCGAGTGTGACAACTCACTATTGCTATGAGCGTTTTACTCATCAATTGCTCCTAGATAGTTCTCAATCAGACACCCATATAGAGACCCCTTCACAGCGCATTCTTTATTTTGCAAAAGTGGAGGACATCCTGTTATTTGCCACGTGTGCTTGTCTTCCCAGTTGGTCCTCCCCGACCACATGTCGTTCCAAAGGTGGATAGCGTATGTATCTGCGCTGAACTCCCACTTTTCTTCTGGGTCTACCATGCGCCGGACGTACTCAGGGGCTATAGGGTTGAAATACTTGGTGTTCCTTACGTACTCATGCAACCCGTACCTGCGAACTGCTGCATCTATGAGTTTTGGTCCTACTTCCTCGGACCACTTTACCTTGGCTGGGTCGTATTGCAGGCACATGTTCCATGCATGCTTCATCACATCGCTTCCCGCTGGGGACTTCATGCAATTGTTGCTTACCCAAGCATTCGGCCACCACAGTTTCTGTTGCTCAACAACCACTCTGGGCGGCCTTCGCAAACCTCTTTTCACAGGTGGCGCTGGTTCTAAATACGGGTACGGTCCCATGCATCCGAACACATAAGGGTCACAGAACTCAAAGCGCTTCAGGGCTACCAAGTCCGTGTCTACCCACCATCCACCTTTGTCCAACAAAAGTCTGTACCTGAAAAAATCAGCGAACGTTCCATTGTTTATGAACGTGCGATAGTCGTACAGCTTCTCTGGTATTATTTCCCTTGCGTCTTTGAGGATCACACCATTGGGAATTCCTGCAATTTCCTCGTAGGAATACAAATGAACTTCGTGCCCTGTCTTCAAGAAGGAACTTAGAGATAGCCGTTCCATCACCGACAATGGTCCGTGAGTCCACAGAGTCTGAATTACGTCGCTGTTCATTTGTCTCCTACTCAGGGTATTTCTGTTTGAGTCTCTCATACAGGCTATTTGGGTGGTACTTCTCGTCTTTATCCTGCCCAGTGGTCGTCCAGCGGCTCTGCCACATGTGTACTGCGTGCGCCTGACTTAAGTCTAGATTCACATACGGATCAATGAAGGCGTTCGGTATGTCCCACGGAGCTATACCAGTGAACACGGACGGCGGTTTTACGTATCGCAGCAAGTCTAGTTCTTTAGCCAGCGCTGTCATCAGTTCTGGACCCATGGCTAACGCCCCATGGCTAAGAAGTCCTGTAGGATGCGCCTTATCTTGCAGCTTGCATCTGTCTAAAGCTAGCCGTATTAGGTGATTTTCCTTTGGAACTTTTAGGATTCCGTTGTCAACTAAGCACTGACCTGTCTGGAGGTACTCTGATGCAAATACGTAGTCCTCTTGGAACTCAAATGGTCGAAGAGCAATCGTGTCTAAGTCAACCCACCACCTAGGCGACTTACGCTGAAGAAGTGTGTACCTGAACATGTCGGAGAACACTGCCAAGTTCAAGTATCCTGAAATCTCAGACTTGTCGATTATATTGTTCGCGTCTTTTACGACTGTTCCTTTTGGTATCCCTTCGCATGTTCCATGTACATACAGGTGGAATTCATGCCCATTGCACAGGAACGATCTTATACTCAACTTTTCCATGGCAGATAACCTGTTACCTACCCACAATCCTTGTACGACTTTGTTGTATGGGGACAGTGTAACTTTTTCCGAGTCTGGAAAAGTTATGATTCCTAAAGTCTTCGGTATTCTAAGTGGTCTAGGTGGTCGTCTGTCCATCTCTGGTCTCCAAGCTGAAATACTCTGGGTAGTCTTTAACGTACTCGGCCAGTGCTTCCTGCCAAGGTCGCATCACGCTGAGTCCAGCGGCATCCAACTTAGTAGTGAGCAACTTCTCGCTGGAGGGTCTCGGTGCAAAGTACTCTTTAGACCAAAAGGACGAATCCACAGCGTTTACTTTCACCTCATCTTGCAAGTTCAGGAGTCGAAGCAGTTCAACCGCTACGTCTTTTCGGCTGGCCTCTCCTTTGCACACACAATTGAAGACTCCATAGCTCTCAGTCTTCAGCATCTTCTCGATCTGCAATGTGAAGTCCTTAACGTATGTCGGCGTACCCTCCTTGTCGGTCACCACGTTCAACTCTGTGGCACCACCGCGAAGCTGTTTCACAATCTTGCTGATGAACTTCTTGTCTTTCTGCCCCGACCCCATCTGCCATCCGCAACGCAGTACCACACACTTCTCTACGGTCTGTGCGATCAGTTCGCCCCAGTACTTGGACTTGGCGTATATGCACAATGGGTTTGGTTGGGAACAGTCTGTATAGTACTCCTGCTTACCGTCAAAGATTCCAGCGGTACTAATGTACACATACGGTATGTCAAACTTCTGTGCCAGAGCGGCACAGTTTGCAGAGCCGCCTGTATTGGTGTCGATGGCTTTACTTACTTTTCTTTCACACTCCTCAAGATCAGTCATCGCGGCCAGATTCATAATGACATTTGGTTGGAATGTGGATATGTCAAAGTGCAGGGCGTGATAGTCACGCACATCACAGTATTCTACCCACGGGGAAGTCTTGTTTATGTCGGTGGCTAGTACTTTGTTCTCTTTGGAGAAATGTTTGTACACACTGTCGCCCAACATTCCCCCGCAACCTGCTATGTAAATTCTCATCTGAGTCCTAACCTTGGTGGTCTCCTTAGAGACCTAGGATTTTTAACCTCCACCTGTGGTTGTGGGGTGTGTATGAACGGTGGGTGGGTGTACGTAGAATAAGACTTGTACTTGCGTGCTTTTTGGTCGTCCCACGTCTCGTACATCCATCGTGGGTCGTATGCAACCTTGCCCCACTGTCGTATGCTGGATAGGTGGTAAGAGATAGTGTCGTCGTTCATCTTGTAACCGGGACGGAACACGTACCTGTCGTCTCCGTGCAGTAGTATTCCTTTTTCTCGGAGTGCGTTAGCTATGTTCCAATCCTCGGCTGGGCCAGGCTCATACTTTCCGTCCACCACTACTTGCAGTGCTTTTCTACTAAGACAGTACCCAGAACCTCCGCTGGCAAAGCCTTCATTATAGCCGCCTACATAATCGTTCTGCTCAAAGCCACTTCTCAATAAGAGCTGTGGTCGAACTAATGTATCTAGGTCACATTTGTAGGTATAGTCGTATCCTTTTTCCAAAGCCCATCTATATAGAGCTACTGTCTTCTCTGTCACGCCTTGGAATGCGTCGTCTACATCTAGAAATACCTCGTCGTTCTCTAGTGTGCTGGTAGGGTTTCCTAAGAAGAACTTATAGTCTACTCCCTGAGGTATTTCAGTAATCCAAGTGTCACGCTCTGCCTTTTCGCAATGACGGAGAGCATGACACGAGAGTATCGCTATGAGGAGTTTCACTGCCCATCCTTGTGGTCTTGGTCGTTCTTTTTGAACATACCCGCCAATTTTCCTATACCATAAGGTGCGGTAGAAAACGTAGCTAAAGAACCAACGACCATAGGTAAGTTTCCCATCCAGACAGCTAGTTTGTCAACAGGCTGTCCCATCATGTGGTGAACGGTAAACCAAATCAATGACATCGAGGAAACGCTTAGCCATGCACTGATAATGCGCGATGAGCTGGGCTGCCCATTCTCACTAAACGCTTGCGCTATGAAGTTTACTACGCTTTTCAATGCTGACATGAGTCTTTCCTTTATGCGATCACTGCTTGGCAAATTGCGTGTAGCTGTCCTGAACCGCTGAGGGTTTGAACTTGGGTTGCGTCGGCGTCTGCTGTGTGGTTGCCTGACACATATCCCCACAGCCCTGTGTACTCAAGAGGTATGGTGGAAAGCCCTGTAGAAGGCACGTTTCCTGTGTTAGTGGTGTCCAGGTACACCAAAATGTAGTAATCGTGGTCCGAATCTATGGTTATGGAGACCGGGTTACTTGGGTACGTCGTGTTGATTGTAGAAAACGACCCTGCTGGGAAAGTAAATGGTACTAAAGATGTCCACGCAAGGTTGTTCGTTATAATCCCACCTATGTATCGTCTAGGTACGGTGGCTCCAATAGACGCGCCTGTAACTACGAACCCAGTCCCTCCCAGGTTACCCCCTGTAATGACTTTTACGATGGCGCTTGTTCCTGTGGCTTGCACCAATGCTGCTGGCACTATAGCCACCAGAGTAAAGTTAGAAAGCCCACCATCTTCATCTTGAAACTGAGGGAATGCAAAAATGTTTTGACCAGATGTAGCTGCTGCTGGGGTTACCCACTCCGTGTTGAAGTCTGTGCCGTCTATTTTCGTAAGGACTTGCCCTGCGGTTCCACCTGTGGGTATACCGGAGCCTGTGATCGTTACATTTCCTGCACCGTCTGTAGACACTGATGTGTTACCTGCGCCTTGTAGGTTCAACAGAAGCTGGTTAGCAGGTGTTGCTCCATTTACCTGAATTACCAGAGCGGTTCCACCACCGCCTCCAGAGGTGCCGCTTGCTCCGCCGAGGGATTGATCAGGGTAAAATTCTTGTACTACTCCTCCAAAGCCGACTACAATGGTGTAAACTGCAGCTTGCGCGTAGAAGTCGTAGTGGCCGTCGCCGTCTGTGAGGATAGGTTGGGTAATAGGCACCAACCCATTAACGTCTGCGAAGATGTTAGCTAAAGGACTAGGAGGAAGTGCCACGGTATTCGCTGGCTGCGTGCACACGTAAATCTGTGCTCCAGGTATTGCCGGACCTTGCGCTGATTTTACCCAGCCATCCATTCTGAAATAGTTAGTAATTACGGGCATTTCTTCTCCTTACCACGAACCGTACCAGTACTCATTGTTAAGATCACCACTGCTGTTACCGAACGGTACTCTCTGAAAGTTAATGCTCTGCATTCTACGGGTTGTGGCGTTCTTTAACTGGAACATCTGCATTGCCGCTTCTGTCTTTAGCTCGGCCAAACCGGGTGAACCAAGCATAGTAGCGTACTTCACTGCTGTCTTATATGCCAAAGCATCCACGCAGTCGAGCACAGGTACGTACGTGCTATCAAAATCTAATGTCTGACTGAAGAACTGTGGCAACTGTGCGTAGTATCGCATACGAATGTCGCGTGCCTGTGTTGCCCCATGAAAGTTAAGGTTGTTGTTTCTCCACTCCCACTCTCTTAGTACCGGACCTTGCTGATACGGTCCCAAGCCGTCCTGCGGCTGGTGCATATCTTGGAAGTTGTTATTAGTCCCCGTTGCTCTTTCCCAAAGACGAATGGGGTTCAACATGTCATTGGGAAGAAGGAATGCTGCTTGCTGATTCACACCGTCGAAGTAGCCGGACGTAGATAATACCGTTTGCACAGTTGGATCGGGTGACCCTAGACCGTTCGTAGGGGAATTCAAAGGGGGAAGTCCTGTGATGATGATGTTATCTTTTATTAGGACCGGATCACCGATGTTTCTAAGCTCACGGTACAGCTCACGTATGCTCGAATTAAGGAAGGGCTGGGTGAAGGGCGAGATGGCTGGGTTGTTGGTGAGGATTTGACCTTCACCGGGAGTGTCCGTTACGCCTGCCTGGGTATCGTTCACAAGGCTGCGTACAAGGTCCATGATCGTAGCCAACGAGGTGCCACCTGAACTCTGAGGAACATTGAATGTGGGACTAGACATGGTTCTCCTTAAACTAAACAAGGGGGAGTGGATCAAGATTGCGGCTACCGGACTCAGATCGGCAACGGGTCTATCACTCACTCCCCCAAGGTTGTGGTACTAAACTTAACATGGCACCCTCGAAAGCCACAGGATTACTCACCGGGACTCAGGACCGATTTTCACCGGGCTCTTTTGGGTACCAAGATCAACTACTAAAAGGTGCACCGATTCACACGGTGCTTACGCATTCGGTTGTGCGTTCAAACGTGTTTCTACAACTCGTCTACAGGTGCAATCGGTGTCTTCGGGAGCTTCGGCGCATACTTATTGTCTTCCGTAGCTTCAAATGCCTGTGAGCGACTACGCACACCAGCTCTGATAGCTGCATCCCAATCTCCAACGCACAAACCCCCGCCCTCAATAGAATGGAACGGTGCGCCCAGTCGAGCGGGTGCGCCGCAACGTGGGCAGTTTTCCAAGTGAACTTCCTTCTTGTGCCAGTTGAACGTCTCGTGGAAGTAATCAGCCGCTGCGTGGTACGTAGGGCCAATCAGTTCCGACAGCTTGGTAGGGTTAGAGGTTTCAACAGCGCGTGCTTCCTGTAGCAACACGCGGTAGTTAGCGGACAGTCTCTTCTGTGCACTTTCAATTTCCGCATCGGTAGGGTCTGCGTTCAGTGACCAGAACACCCCCAGTTTGCCGAGGTTGTTGCCAATCGCCATGGTCTGCGTAATGACCGCATCCTGGTCCAGACCGAGATTGTCTGGGTTGATGATGTCCATTGCGAAGCGCCGACCGTCGATAATGGCTAGGTCGATTTCGTTTGAGTCAACGTTGCCTTTAGGGAGCTTCATTGGCGAGGGGAACAGTGTCACCCGCGCGTACTTTTCTCCTTCTTTACGCGCCGGAATGGTCATTTCCTTGATGTAAGGAAGGCGCGATACTTTGTACTCCTGCTTTGCGATGTTGAACAGGTAAACGTAGAAATCCGGCTGTCTGCTGAGCATGTAATCCGCAGCTGTGAAGTTCCAGTCGATGTTGTTAGCCCGGTTCATACCGTCGCTGAGTCTCTGGTTTGATTCTGGTCTATTGCATGTTGCTTCCATTTTTGAGTCCTTTTCTGAGTTAGATCGGATCGGAATGCGTGGACAGGCCGCGCCCGAGTCTACTGGCCGCTGTCATCATTTTGTTCCAATTCCGTTGCATTGCTTCGATCTTCTTATCCACCAGTGCAGTCCTACAGCCCTGCTTCTGGTACGACACCGCGTTACCTCCGAACGGCAAAGCGCTGGTCCGCATGACATCTTCAATCATGTCAATGTCCGCTTTGTCTTCGCGTTCCTTCAAATCTTGCATCACGGCCTTGGTTTTTTCCCAACTGATGTCTTTGGCTTGGGTGATGATAGGAACTACAGTGTCTAGCAGGAACGTATTGAGTGGCATCATCTCGAAAAACATCTTGCCGTTTCTCATCTCGCTCCAGCGTAAGTTGTACAGCATCTGGTACCGACCAAAATAAGGGTATTCCCCTAAGGTCTGTAACCCTGAGTCTTCGTCGTAGTTTTGTACATAGAACAACTCCGGCGTACCATATTCTTCTGGTCTATGCCACTGCAGCAGAGCCCAACAAGGTACGCCACCTCCAACTAAAAGGTCCCTATACCCTCTATAGGATACTTGGTCCTCTCCAGCCCAGTCTGCTCCGGCTCTATACGTTGCGTTTGGCCCTCCACCTTGAGACCACACAAGAACAAAGTTTGGCTCATCGTAAACATTTACACCCCCTATTTCAGTAAGCCTTTCCTGAAATTCTTCTGGGCATATATATTGCTGATACGCTGCTGTGGGATCAGACATGAGCAGCCTTCTTTAAGGCATACCGTGCCAAGTACTCAACTGCCTCCAAGAGCAACAGTGGGTTGTCTAAGAATTGACCTAATCCTGTATTGCACCTTGTGCAAAGCAAACCACGAGGTACTGGTGGGTCAATGTGTTCATGATCAGCTACTAACGAGCCACCTTTAGCACGTGGGGCAGTGGGGATTTTGCAAATAGCACACATGTCTTTTTGCTCTGACTTTTTGGATTCGTATCTCTCTAAGGTCCATCCGTGTCTTTCTAGTTCCAGTTCTTTACTTCTTAGAATGACGTGTGGTTTCTTTTGATACTCTGCTTGCTGTGCTCTCACTGCATCCCGATTGTTCTCGTACTTTTCCTTTTCCACCTGCTTGAGGTGTTCTAGGTTGTTTTGTCTGTACTTTCTGTTTTGGTTATTAAGTCTTTCTTTGTTCTTCAGATAGTACTTCCGATTGTACGCCTTCTTCTCTTCCGAGATCATTACTTGTCTCCTGAGTCTTCATCTGCTCACGCATAGCTGCTACTTCGGCTGACTTAACCGTAACGTATGCGTCTAAATCTTCTCGCTTTACATCTAGTTTCTTTTCACAAATATAGTTCAACACCAAAGCGGCTGTGTCGCACATACCCATCAACTCGCTATCATTGAATGCCAGCTTGCGAAACAGTGCCAGAGCCTCACGACGAGTCATTGGCGTATCGAGGAACTTGTCGAACGGTTGCTGAATTGGCGAATCCGTAGGGTCGATAATTAGCTTACTCATTGGTCACCTCTGGTCGCTCAGTTCCGCGTACGTCTTGCACACGTACCACGCGCAAACCCTCTGGGTCCACTTCGTAGTTCATCTGCACTGCATCGCACAGGTCTTGCACTCGCTTCTCGTCCATGTGAAACACTTCTGAGTTGTAATCTCCGTACGTCACTCGGTCGCCCACGCGAACTACTTCTTCCATGGGAATTCTCTGCCCACCGATGATAACAAACTTGCCTGTAGCAAGGACGATTCCGATGTTAGAGTGTTGACGATACTTGGCGGCTGTGATCAAACCTGTCTTAACGTTGACCACGCTACCATCTTCCATGATCTTCTCGTCCGCATTGTCTGTGCAACGTTTGACTAGGATGCGATCAAGGATGGGACTGAACTTGCTGTACTTCTTCTCCGGGAACTTAGGCTCGGCCTTAGCTGCCTCTTTCACTGCTTCAGATGCCAGGAACGCAGACCGCTTGTCGATCACTGTGATGCCTGCCATCTCCTTCATCAGGTCTACTGGGTCCAGGGACACGCGTTCTCCTGCGTCTACCCGTTCTTTGTATGTTGCAATCTCTGCTGCGCTGAGTCCGTACTTATCCCCTACGATCTCCTCGCGCGTGCGAAGGTCGTATTCGAAGTCCGAAAGGTCGCCGCCGCCTGCCGCAAACTGCGCAGACTTTTGGCCTGAGGCCAATGCATCTCCACCTCTTAAAGTCATTCTGAGTTCTCCTGAGTCATGATTGTAGTTCTGTAGAGTCGTACTCCTCGGCGTGCCACCCTCACACATGTTTGCGCATCGGAGGGTGGGGCCAAGGGAATTGCCAAGGTACGCCGCAAAGCGTATGGCAAAGGTCATTGCAAAACAAAAGGCCCGCTTATGCGGAGCCTTCTTTGGTAACTGAATTGTATGAGTCTACGCCTGAGTCGGCGCAGTGTTCTTGTATGAGCCTAGGTAACGCATTGCCCTTTCTAGCCACGTTCCTTTGTTGGGTACGATTGTGCCCTCTTTGAGTACAACCTCCAAAAATCCTATTTTTCTATTGCAGTTGGCGCAGAGTATTCCTCTGTTGCACTTTCCACAAGCTAGCTCCTTGTCACAACAAGCATGGTCATGGTCGATAGCCATACGTCGCCTGTCATCACCTTGCCTTGCAGAGCATAGAGCGCAATGCCCACCCTGCTCTATAAGCCTCTCTTCGTATTCCTCCACAGTCATCTTATGGCGGCGCTCTAATTGTTTGTACCGTCCGTACTCTGGCGTGTACTGAGCCACACACTTCTTGCAGGTCTTATAGAACCCACAAGACATCAACTTAGTTTTCTTAAAGAACTCCTCAGTTAAGGGAAATTCTTTGTTACATTTACGACAAACTCTGGTTTCCATTTAATCTCCCGAAAGATCGTACAGGGAGGAGTTCGGGCTCCTCCCCATACTTAATAGTACCACGACCGTCGCCGCAGCACAAATTTTACTACTTTGTAACTACCAACATATTTACAAAAACACAGTTAAGTGCTTTAGAATCAAACAGTTGGGACCGCTGCATTCTGAACATATAAACCAGCTCTTGGCGCGGAATTGGCCAAGTTGAAGCAGGTGTTATATGCAAACATCTTTGTTTTGTTATACTTAGCTATTTACTAAGTAGTACAATCATTTCTGCTGTACTCTCGTAGTTTTATTCCTACGAAGATCGGACTATTGCATCTCTGTTTCCAGAGCCCTATCGCTTAGTCTCTCACGGTCCCTGCTAAGGGTTCCGCCTCGTTGCCATTTCAGGGTTCGAGTCAATCAGATTGGGTTTTACTCGCACATGTCGCTAATGCAGTTAATGCGAGGTCAAGTAACTTGCGTTACCAGTTGCTCCACCGATGTCAGGAACTGGTGCTACAACGTTGCCACCGCCGAAATCGTACAGCTCAAGTGGGGACAACTCACCGATGTACCAGTTCTCCATCACGAGAAGGTCCATGCGGTTCGCGCTGAACGTGGCAGACTTGTGATACTTACGCCCGCCGAACGTGTCGCTGAAATAACGCTTGGACATGTCCAGAGTCTTGTCGCCCTTGACTTCCTGGGCGTTCACGATCTGCACATTGTACATCAGGTTGCTCTGAGCAAAAGCCTGCTCAAGCGGACCATACCAAATGCCAGACTTGATGCTGTCGGCATCGGGACCCAGCGCGCGGGTCAAGAGCACTTCTGCGCGTTGCGCGATTCCAGGGGTCAGAGCTGCGCCATTCAAGTTAATGGTTGGCGTGCTGAGACGGCCAGGATATGCGTTGCGGTTCAATCCACCGATGGTGCCAGTGTTGGAGTTCACGTCCCAAGCCTTGATGCCGAGGATGGAGTTTCCAGAACCGTACGACGCGCCTGCCACGACGATGTAGTCGGTTACAACGACATCGGAAGGCAGAACTGTGCTGAAGAACAAGGTGTTGCTTGGACCATCAGAGTACGAGATGGTGGCCTGTGTTGCTCCACCAGTACGCTGAACTCCACCCGTGCTGTAGAACTTCACAACCTGTTGGTCGGTGAAGGCGACAGCGACGTTCACACCAGTGATGCTGGCGGTCTGTGCAGCGGGGGTTCCACCGGACAGAACGATCACAGCGGTCGCAGGAATCTGGTCGATCATCAAATATGTTGCGCCGTTTCGTTTGTATAAACGGCTCTCGTGATTACTCACGAGTTCAGACTATATCTTAATTTTATGGTTAAGATTGTGCATTTTATTTCGGATTTCTTCGCGCTTTTTGTTGGCTTCGATATAGACAGTATCAGTTGATTTCAACTTTACTCCTGTTTGATAAACACTATCGAATTCCAAACCTAATATTGCCTGCTCCTTTTTGATTACTAAGTGCGGTATTAGGTTTTCCAAAAGTCTTTTTCTGTTGGCTTTTCCCGATGGACGCCAAGCATACTGTAATCGGTGGCCCTTTTTGTCTTTCTTTGAGCTACTGACTGAATACGCCCCTCCAAAGTTTTTTATAAGCCATTGCATCAATCTTAAATCAGTATTAGCTATTTTCACATAGAGAACAAAGCATGGAGCATTTTTACCTTTTATGGTACCAATGCAACACGTTCCTTCTCCGTCGAATAGCCCAGCCAGATACGGCCATTTGCTATTATTTTCATTTTCCATAATATTTTAGGTTCTTCAAGGGCACTTGCCCCTTACTCCCTTACGGGATAGTCGTTACACCTTCCACCAAAGCGGTGGCGCGGCTCGGTATTGTCTAGTTCAGCGATTCAGACTGAATAGGTTTCCACCGAATTCTCCTAATTTTATACCGGCAGATTTTGTTTACCGGTTCCATCCGAGTTGATTAGACCTTCAATACCCTGCATTGCGCTGTCCAGAGAGTTCTTCATTTCCTGCGCCTTAACAGCGAACAGGCCCTTCTGCTTGGAATCGGTGGAAGCCTGGGCTAGCCACGAGATTTCGCAGACGTTGAAGAGGTACACTGGAGCCAGAGCGAACGATGCCCACTGAGAGCCCGTACCGCGACCCATCGAATCGGCGTTGCCTGTGCCCTGGGAAATGCCTGCGCCAGCCTGTACCCGGAATGGTACGCGGAACGAAGGACGTTGAGTTCCACCAGCGTTAGACTGGTTGGAAACTGGAATCTTTGTTGCTTCGGCCTTGAAGAGGCTGTACGCGGTCGTGCCGTGGAAAACCAAATCCTACGTGTTACATAAAGACTTGTTGGTTTTGTATTTTCTACCAAGGTGTGACAATCGCATCTTCTCTTTGGTTTCAGCAGAATGTTGTCTGCCTACGGACCTGGTATTTCCTATAAGAGAGTTGCTTATCTTTTGCTTAGCCGCTTCAGTGTGACTGAATACGGCTCCTGCATGGCCAATAAGACCTGCGCTAATCTTTGCTTTAGATTCAACGCTCATCTTCCTGCCATGCATAACTCCTGTGCCTCCCAAACTGATGTTGTAACCGTTCGGTCTCACAGTGTTTAGCATCTTGATGTAGAATCGCTCGACACCATCTAGGGAACTCTTATCAACGCAGACGTTCAACACTTCTGCTATGAAATTTTCTTTCCCATACTTCTCTATGGCAAGATGAAGGTAACTGCTATGCTTTCTTCTTCTTTTGCCTACAGAGTCATATACGTGTTCAGCCCACCGTTGACTAAGTGTCTTTGTGGTTTGCCCTACGTATAACGTTCCGTTAATGATGTTCGTTATTTTATACATTATACCTTGCATTGTATCTCCTAACAAGATCGCTCTGGAGGGTGTGTTAGGCACCCTCCTCGGCTACTCCGAACGGATCAGGTTCGGAATGCTTCAAATCTTCAGGTGCAGTCATTTCTGCTGCACTCTCATGGTTTAATTCCCATGAGAACGGACTATTGCATCGCATTTCTGCGCCCTCTCGCTTAGTCTCTCACGGTCCTATTATAACACAGGTTCCGCCTCGTTGCCATCACAGGTTTCGAGTCAATCAGAGTGGGTTTTAATCCCCAATGTGGTTTAGGGATTTCCTTAGCGAACTTTTTAATAAGGAATTATAGACGCCTTCGCATTTAGGTAGCGTCGAGTTCTACTGCTTCTACTGCGGCTTCTAATAGAGCCATTTGACTACCCTACATACTGCTAATAACCCCATGTAAAATGGTGAGACCTCTGAGCGAGTCCTACCGGGGTTGTTCCACTGAGTCGTGCGTTTGCTACAACAAGTTATTGTTCGGTCCCGTATTTTAAGTGTTGTCGCCACCGTACCGAAGGTCAAACTTGGCGTTGAAATGTAACTCCGTAGCAACCTGCTGGGGTATCGTAGTTCTTTCCCACGCCTAAGGTTGCTGCGGAGGTACATTTCTGTATCTCCTTGATTCTTGTTACGCTGCTGGTGCTGCGGCAGGTGCTGGAGCAGGCGTTGCGGGAGCAAGGGCTGCTACGACGGTTGCGTTGAGTGCAACCACGGTTGCATCAGCGGCATCAACCTCAGATTGTGGAACAGAGTTTGCGCTCTGTGCAACCAGGGCTGCGACGTTGGTGGAAAGAGTTGCGATATCAGCGTTTAGCTGTGTTATAGCCATTGTAAGTCTCCTTAAGTGTTCGATCAGTTCTTTGTTGAACATTCTGCTCCTTACGGATTACAGTGTCTGGGTAGAAGCTGCGCAATCTTGTGCTTGTGCAACGATACTTAGACCGCTACCAGCAAGCTGAATGGTAATCAGAGAATTGACACCTGCTTGCGCTCCAACGTTGGTGACAAATCCTACAACAGTGATTTGATCGTTCACGTTGATGGGCTTGCCAGCGCGTGTGTTTGGTCCTGAATTTACTGACATGTTGTTTCCTTTTCTTCTGAGCTTTTGTAGCGCCTTTGAAGATTTCGTTCCTTCTTCATTTGGTGGTTAAAGCATAGCGTTTGGAATCTTTCTGGGAATCCTTCGCGTTCTACTTTTCGGTACAGAGCATCTCCGCTCCCGCCAGCACTTTCACGCCGATCCTCAGCCCCATCGTTATAGATGTGATCTAAAGAAAGCATGTCAATGTCTGAAACGTTACATCCATCCCAACAACACTTTAGAGTATGTCCTGGACCGTAATGTGTTAATACTTTTACTTTACGATTGGACTTTTTCTTCATGTTTTGGTCATACACAATCTCTTTGTGATAAGAACATAGACTTCTGTTCTTAATCCTCGTCCTCTTACAAGACACTACTGAGCATGCATCCGGGTGCTCTTTTCTCCACTTCCGTGAATACACAGCTCCGTAGTTAGTGCTTAACTTTTTCTTTGCCATTTAACTCTCCTAGAAAGGTCGAGAGGGAGGTGTTCTAGGCACCTCCCAACTCTAACTCAGGGAGCAACCCCTGAATATGTCTGTCACTTACGCCACGTCACAAAACGGTACGATTTACCATCTGAGTTGCGAACGTACCCACGTCCCATGATCTGCAGGGTAACGAGGTCTGCTGCGGAGTATTCCTTGTTGCCAATCTTGATCGGCTCACGCACTAGGTTCTCGGGGCGAGTTGCAACGTAGATAGGTTTTCCCGTTGCTACTGATGCGGTAGCCGCCTTAGTATCTGCGGCCTTCTTAACCGTAGCTGCTGCTACGCGTCCGGCTGCTGAGCCACCCTTTGCATAACCTGGGTATCTGCTCTGCACTGTGGTGCGTACGATGCTCTCAGCGATAGAATCCATTTTGGCTTTGTGGTACTGCTCAATCTTAGCCCGATCTGGGTTCTTCTGCTTCCACATCGCTTTCATTTGTGTCTGGTACGTAGCATCGGCCTTCAATGCTGCGTACGCTCGATCCTTGATGCCGTTTCCGAGATCAACCTTTGTCTCGTACGGAAAGTCTTTGAAGTAGGGCAAGCGCAAAAACGTTCCTAGGTGTTTTCCTAAGGCTTGGTTATTGTACTTATCGCATGCTTCACCAACGCTGTTGTTGAACTCAACTTGCTTTTGTGTTGCAGCTTCTTGTTGAGTCTTCTCGAACGCTGTTTTCTCTGCCAGGAACTTTTTGCGCTCTGGTGAATCTACTGGTTCCTTGGGCTTGGCTGTAGCTTCCAAGTCTTTATACCAATCTGTGATGCTCTTGACCAGACCTGTGATCTTGTTGATGTCTGGAACTACTTCTCCCTTATCATTCTTAGCGGTAAGTGCGGCATTGAACTGCCCCACGAAGTTGTCCATGTGGACTTCTTTCAAACCGTCTAAGAAGTGAGGAGTGAATGCATCGTAGTACGCCTGGGAATCATGTGCCTTCAACTTGGACATGAACGAAGGTGCTAGTGCTCCCAGCGCTTCTGGGTGACCAGATGCCTTCAGGTCTTCGATTACGTTATCCCAAAGCTTTGGATCGGCTGCATACAAAAGTTCATCGGTCGCGGTGATGGCATCCAAAGACTCTTGCATCTTCTGGTAGCCTTCTGGCCCACCAACTGTGTCGATGAATGCTTTCGCATCCTGCATCTCTTGAACGCCTTTGGGAAAGATTGCTTTGGCAGCGTTCCAACGTTCAAACGAACCGTGCAATTCTTTTACTACTCCTGCGTTGGCGGGAGAAGAATCCCTCATTGCTTTTAGGGCAGCACGCACCTTTGCAGGAGTACTCTCTAATGCTTTATCAGAAGCTGCTTTATCAGCCGCAGACTTCTTGAAAGCTTCTATTTGTTCAGGTGTTTTTTCAGTACCATCCGAATTCGTAGTTTCTGTCTCTGTTCCTTCGGTGGTGGTTTCTACTTCGGTCGGTGTTTCTACTGCTGAGTCTGTTGTAGTTTCTACTTCGGTCGGTGTTTCTACTGCTGAGTCTGTTGGGACAGTCGCGTCTAAACTTGCGAAGTCCACCAATGCGTCCGCCATGTTGAGTCTCTTCCTTATTCTGAGTTTTCTGAGTACTTTTCCAAATACAAAGCAGCTGCCCTTAATACTTCAGGACTATCCTTAGCGTATCCAATCATAAGGTTGTGCGTAACACACAGTAAGCCTCTGGGTATTGGAGGATCAACGTGTTTGTGATCAGCAGCTAACCGTCTCCCTGTAGGACAAGGTTTTCCACATATTGCACAAACTTTGTGTTGTTCCTTCTCTGCCTTTTTGTAACTTTCTACAGACCAACCTAGTTTTGAAAGATTATAGGTTCTGGAATCTTCTTTGAACTTGTCTATGTTGTTCCTGTAATATTCTGAGTCGTGATTGGGGTTGGCAACTTTCCAATTACGTTGCGCCTGTTTATGGGCAGGACTAGCGTTGTTTATTAAAGACTTTACTTTATACTTCTCTGGGTCTTTAGCTCGGTCCTTTTTCTCCCATTCTCTTTTGTATTGTTTCTGATCCGTGCGGTCTCGTAGGTTGTCACAGAGTCGGCACGCTCCGCTAGGATATACATTTGATTCGTTTCTTTTGTGCCCTCTTTTGCAATGCGTACTTCTAAATCCTTTGGATGGCATTTCTCCTCCGCGAAAAGTCGAGAAGGGAGACGTTCGCGGCGTCTCCCAGCTCTAGCCCAAGGTTCGAGTCCTTGAGATTACTGCGATGGTTGCTCCAATGCGTGCGGCAAAGCTTTTGCTGCTACCTTGTCGTTCAACTGCGTAGCTGCATGCTGTGCAAACATGTCTGGTGTGCTCTGAATCCCCATCTTGGCTAAAGCTTGCGAAGCGATTGGTCCAGGCATCTTGGACACATCAACACTGATTGACTCAGATGGTGGTTTGTCCGGGAGCTTGTTAGCCGCTGCAATCTTCTTAGCCATTGCCACGTGTTCGGTCCAATGCAAATGTACGTTCTGGAAACCCAACCGTTGTTCTGGTGTGCCGTTCTTGAACTTCTGACCCTCTATAGAGTTCATCCATTCAAAACATTCGTTGGCCTCTATCGCGTGGTTCTCACTTTCATCTGGTGCTACAGGTACTGAGCTTACTTGCGGCGGCATGCCTTGTGTGGCCTGCTGCAGCTGCTGCATCATACCTTGCGCTTCAGGCGGTATAGGTTGTCCAGTCTGTTGAGCCTGGGCCATACCTGCTTTTGCCTCGTCCATAGCCGACTGCATACTTAGCAGTTTTGGGTTTTGTTGTGGTGTACCTCGCAGAAGTGTTTCAAATTCATTTCTCTGCTTGGTGACCGATGAGGCACCTGCTACTTTGTAATTCTTCATTCGCAGAGCGCTGGCTGTCTCTGCTAAGTTAGATGGACTAAACACCCACTGAGAGAACGGAGACGTTGGGTTCAAATTAGCTTTGTCTATGAGGCCCATGATCTTAACTGCTTTTTGTTCTTCGGTCTCTGGGAGCGATGGGTTGCTTTCCGGGTAACAAAGGACGTTTCCTCCGAGGAGGTTTGCAGTATTCACTGAAACGTTTCCACGTCCCGGTATACTCTGTGTGATTTCTTTTCCATCTCTACATTCTGCCGCACACTTTACTGCTTGTCCAGCAGCTATGGCGAACATGTCTTGGATGTTGTTCCAAGGGCACCCTACACGTTGCAGCGCTTGGTCACGTTGTATGACTGCGTTGCCTACCGTGTTCTCCCCTGTAGCGTTTCCGAAAAGGGAAGGTAGTGCTCCTGAAATTTCTTCAGACAAAGTAGTTACGAACCATTTGATGAAGTCAGGCAGTGCAGGCTGTGCCTGCGGCGTGGGCTCTACGAAGATGTACTGATCCATCGTAGTTAATCCAGGCTGTACTTGGAAAGGTCCAATACTTCCTGGAACATTAGGTTCATTCTTGATAGCATCCATGTCGAATGCTTCTGAATTCATCCACTTCTTGGGTACTGTTCTTTTGAAGAAGTCATCCAACAGGTCAACCCAGTCGTTGATTCTCTTCTGCACGGAGATTAACGCCGTGCCCATTGATCTTCGATTCTGTCCCTTACCTGCGCTCGGGTGTCCAATTACTAAATGGTCATCCATGCTTTCATTTCTAGCGAAGGCAAACTCTGCACCTGCTCGGGCCATTAAGCAACCGTTAGGGAATGCTTCTAGTAGCTCTGCTTTTGCTTCGTCGCTTACGGATACGTCTAAGAACATGGACGGTCTCATCCACGTAAACTTCACCGTGGTGTGCCGCGACAGTGAATCTCCGGTGACGTACGCTCCTAGAACTGCTTGGCGTACATTCTCTCGGGCAATTCTGTCTAATTGCGTTTCAGACATTCCGTCTGTCCCTACTGTAATCTTTTTTGCAATCCAGGGGAACATGCCTTTTACCAAAGCAACGTCGTAGTCCAGCATAAGTTGCACGAACGTCATTTCGGAAAAGTCATCTACGGAGATTGGAACTTTGTGGTCCAGCTTTCCGTGAACAGTGGTTACTTCTCTTCCTAAAGGTTTTTTTCCTCCGTTGCCTACTCCGCTTTGTGTTAGCAGGTCGTCGATATCATTCCCACCGTCTGATACTGACTCAGTTACTTCTAGAAAGTCTTCTTGTCCTTCTTGTCCTGTTGGTTTGTCGTCTGGAGGATTAAGCTCGTCCTGCGGTACAGTGGGAGTCGTTTGGTCTTCCTCGAATCCGTACTTCTGTCCGTTAAGCTCGTATCTCGTCCACATCAGCGCACGATCTTCGTTCCAAAAAACTCTGGCGCACTTTACCAACAAGTCATGAAGGTTGTTATTTCTTGCCCAAATATCTTTGAATCTATCTGCTTCCTCTGCAGCAATTTTATCCGGTCCCCACTCTGGGTTAGCTGGAGAAAATTCTACTTTGGGCACTTCTCGTGACAGAGCAGCAACTATAATGTCGCCTTTTGGTCCGTACACGTTTGTGTCATAAATACTGTTGTGATTGCGCTCGTTGGACTTCTTACCTTGTCCACCACCGGGTAGCTCCCAGCCGCCGCGCTTACCGCGTAGAAGGTGCTGGTAGCCGCGTTCAAAGTGAAGCGCTTCCCAGGCTTGCTCTACTTCCATACGGCGCGCTGCAACATCACATTTGGTGCAGATATCATCCAGCCCAATCAGGGCTCCACGTGCCACGTCGCTCAACTCTGCGAATGGCTCTGGTGAATGTGGAAACGGGGCGTATACTCCAAGAGGACTGTCGTTTGGGTTTTCAGGTTTGTCTATGGAGTTTTTACCTTCGGTTCCGGCTCCAACTACTTCTGGAACTGAATCAGTGTTTGCCATGCTTACCATGCCTCTCTAGATATTCCGCCGCTAATCGGCAAACTTTTGGATCATCTTTTAAGAGGCCCAAAGCCATATTGCACGCTCTGTGCAGAAAATCTCTAAGCTGCATAGTGTCGTGATCGTGGTCGAGGTTGGGCGTAGAATCTACGTTGCCTAAAGGAAGTCTACAAAGGCCGCATAAATCTCCAGCCAATCTTTGTGCTTCTCTTCTTGCTTCATACTCTTCTATCGTAATGCCAAACCTTGCTTTAAGATCAGAAGCCCTGACTTGTTCTCTGCGTTTTTCCACGCTTGAGTACCACTCAGTCTGGTAAGACTTCTTTTGTTCCCTTACTTCTGGGTTTGCAGCGTATACTTTTCGCCTAGCTGCATTGATCTCTTCTTTGTGCTTCTCTTCATACGCACGTTTACATGCGTCGTTCTTTGCTTTATCTTTGTACGGCATTGTGTCCCTCCAAGGACGCTCAAAGCGGGTGTTGGAGCACCCGCCGAGCTAGCCCACGTTAATTAGACGTGAGATTTCTACCTAGTGTTTCATAGCTGCGAACCCTTTGGCTGATGCCTTCATGCGCTTCGTATGCTCACTGTCTCCAGGCTTAGGTTCTTTCTCTGAAGCCGTAAGTTTCTGTCCCTGCGGAATACCAAGTGCTTCGTGGAGTCCACCTTTGTGAACTGTGAAGCTTGCTTTGTCACCGAGGTCTACATGCTCGGTCTTTTTCTTTCGTCCAATTCCGATTGCCATGGTGTCTCCTTTATTTCTTAAGACCTAGCGCGCTGTAGAGTTTTTCTTTTTCTCCATCAATGGCGTCTCCGCTTTTACCTGTGGAATTCACAGTGATGTTATAGACGTTTGGGCGCTCTTCGCTTTTACCTTTTACGCCTTTACCCTTTTTGTCAGCACCCTTACCTGCTCCAGCTCCTGTGGTAGTTGCTGTATCGGTGCTGCTTGACCCTGACATTGTGATAGTCACCGCGCCGCCTGTTGCTGCTCCTGTGTTGCGCGTGGCTGTAGCGCCACCAGTGCTGGTACTAGTACCCGGTGTGGCTTGCGCTTTGGCAAGATCAGCCGGAGTTGCATCGCTGCTCTTTGGTTTCTTTGCTGCTAATCCGATTGCCATATTGTATCCTTATGCGGCTCTCATTGAGCCTTTTGTCAACTGCCCGCCCGAATCGATGCGTGGGCGCTTCTTTCTAGGCGGTGTCTGCGGTGCTTCTCCTTGCAGCCACGAAGGTAGAGGCGTGGAGTCGATTGAAGCCGTCTCCGCAGGTTCATCTGTTGCTTTTTTCTTTGGTGCTAGACCAGTCATTACTTTGTTCCTTCTGTAGATATAAACACACTCTTTGCATCTACGACTTTTGTTTCCGTTTTTCTTAGTGTTATACCAAGTGTTTTCTTTTGTATACTCATGTCCATAAGGGCAGTGTGTAATTTTACTAGCGTTTCTTCTAGAGGCTTCTGTTATCTTTTCCTTAAGCTTCTTACCAGATTCACCTTCCCACACTGCATGCCCACCCATAGCGCTGTAGTCAATCTGTTCTTGTCTTTGCTCTGGAGTAAGCTTTTCCCACCACAACTTCATGGCAGCGCTTAGTTTTTCTTTGGATTCCGGCTGCCATTCTTTTCCTTTGAATCCTAGACTGGGATTTTCCGTGTGCACTTTACTCATTAGCTGTTTAGTAGACGAAGAGTGTTTGCGTCCCAACATTGGTCTGCCGCCTTCTCCACCTTCGGAGTAATTGCAAAGCGTGCCTGTGCCCAAATCTTTGCGCCCGTAGTACCAGATTAGTGCCGTCTCTGTTGCGTATGCATCTTCCTCAGATTCCGCTGGATAAATAACAATGCGGTCTTTAGTAGGTGGTTTGCCAATTACGTGCTTTACATAAGCTCTGTGCTTAGTGCCTTTACCTGCGTAATAGGGTGTTCCGTTTTCTCGTAGCCACAAATATGCATAGAACATTGATTTCTCCTAGAAAGGTCGCGCAGGAGAGTGTTCTAGGCACTCTCTCTCTGCGCTAGCTCAAGATTCGAGGTCTTGAGATTTTTAATCTTTTGCTTCCCACCAACGGCAAAGCCCCACGGGGTGAACCTTCACTTCTCCATTAGGAAGCTTTGGTCTTTGACTAAGTTTCTCCATGTTAGGTCCAGAGCAGCTGCTTGTTTCTTTGTTAAAGTATTCACACGAGAAACAGTGCCTTGGTCCTCCAACTTTGTAATCAACGTAGTTGGTCTTAGGTTCTTTTTCCTGTGAAGAAGCACTTGCGAATTTTCTACCCATTGCGCTTTCTCCCAAGCCCCGGTGCTTTAGCTTTGTATTCTGACTTTCCGCCTTCTGCTGCTCGTTTCTCAGACAGCATGATTGCGACAGCCTGCTTCTGGTTATGCACAGGCTTCCCGGTCTCTTTGTTTCCACTTTTCAGCTTGCCAGATTTCCACTTGTCCATTACTTCATTCCAAGGCATAGCTGCTCCTTATA